ATCTGATCCTCCTCCTGTTTACTATGGGTTTCATGTTTTTCCTCGCGGTTGCGTTGTTTCTGTTTCTGCAGTTCAGCGTAACGCCACAGAGTAATACCCTCATTCCTTAGAAATATCTCGGCCCATGTACGCCACTGCCCGTCACGGCACTGGATAGATTTGTATTGATTAACCCAACAAAACCTAGCGAAGTGATACCTTCTCTGTTCGTGCCATTCCTTTTCTTGTTCTTTAGATGGATTCCTCAAGTTGATCTATTCTCATATTATACATATCAACCAAAGTCATAAACCCATTTGAATCATCCTTAGTACCTTTCCGCCAGAGTTTAGCCCTTTGGAAATAATCCTTTGCGCTCATGTCACCACATAACCAAATATTTTTTACGTTCTTGTACCACTTACCACCACGCCTAGTAGTACCTTGCGCGGGTTTTCCGTAGTACCCAAACTCCCCAAACTCCATGCTTATAAAAACATATCTATCAGGTTGTTGATGGGTACTGGTTTTTGCAACTGACACATCATAAAAACCTTTTGGTGGTACTGTGCGCCTCTTTGTTTTAACCTCAATCTTTTCACCGTTGTAGATCATATCGTAATCTTTCTCATCAGCCAACTCAACACCAAGACGGTTGGCTAAAGCAATCTCACCTAATCTTCCTGCGAGATTTCCGGCTCCATTTGTAATGGAGTTCTTGATACCTCCAAGATCATTTGCCCACTGCAATGCTTGGTCTATCATATCCTGATTGAACTTTAGTAATTGCATTACCAATCCTGTATAAAGTTGTTGTGCATTTTTTCATTTACCCACTCCAGTATACATTCGTCTAACTCCTCTTTAGTTTTAAAGTATCGGTTGTCAACGTGCATATAAGTTAGTTTGTCATCGCTTGCTAGAAAGCACCAGCCCTTTGGATGGTTTGATCTTTCTACTCTAATATTAGAACCATCTATTCTACCGAAGTTAAACCCGCTACCTCTGCCCCACTTAATGAACATCTGGGCCTTTCAACTCTGGACTAAAGCCAACCACATTACCTCCAATGTCCTGACGTAACATACGCTTTAACGCTCTCCACATATACTCATGCCCTGCATACTCTGATTGTTGGGCGCAACCCTCAAGCAAATCTTCCATTTCCTCATTGTCAAAAAGTTCGTGATTCATTCCGTCTGTCATCAACTCCAACGCAGAGTCAAAGTGAAACACTATCATAGCAGGTATGCTCATTTAATATTCTTCAACCTTTGGTACAGTGTCTTAGCCGCCATAAATGCTTGAAAGTTTTCATCTATTTCCGTTGACCTGACCGCCTCAAATTTACCCGTGGCTTTATCACACCTAAGTATGTAAGTTGCATCAACTGGTATCCCGTGCATATCTTCAATGGCTTTGGCATACGCCGCAACTTGTAGATGATATTCTGGGTAAACTCTCTTACTCGTTTTCCAATCAATAACACAATATTCTCCATTAATAATAGCCCTTGCATCAACAGTTCCTGCATACTTATATTTCCTGTGAAAGATTTTTTCCTCTGACGATTTCCATTCCACCACATTCTCGCCAACCCAATCTTGAAATGCGTGAATTGCGTTCACCGCTTCTTCTTGTCGTGGCATCTTCGGTATCTCACCGCCTGCAATCTTCCAATTGATTGCCGCTTCCACCCACTCATGGGTAACACTGCCTATGTTCAGCGCGTCGTGAGACTTGCCTCGATAGGCAGACTTGATACCCTTGAGCAGTGGCTCGATAGCCATGCGAGACTTGTACACGTTTGTCTTTTTGGATGACGCATCCTTGTCAAAGAAAAAGTTTTTCTCTAACCAATCAGCGCCAACCTTCAAGGCCCACGGTACAAGAGCAGGCTTTGAGATTACATCCAATATCTTGGTAGCATTAGGTATAATCTCATCGCCCACCTTGTATGAATGGAGTTTGCTGTCGAATAACATCTCGACAACTTCGCCATCATGGTACTCAATCTTCATTAGAAGGGAACTTCTGCAGACCTAGAAGAACTTTTACCAGAGCCGTTAGTAGACATTGGCTCTTCGATACGACCAGAGAACCGCAGTTTGCCAGACTCTTTTGCCCACAATGAAACCCGCATCTTGACACCATCAACCAGTGCATAGCCGGTGATGTCAGGGCGATTCTCATTACCCTCTTTATCGTTTACAAACAGTGAGATGTCTCCATCTTTTTCTTTATAATCACTCATATAATTTCCTATAGTAAGTTGTTGTGTAATCTTCGGTTGGCTTGCTCTGTACGCCATACTTCAATGCGTAGTTCTAACTGCTTGAGTTCCCACCTAAGACGCTCTTCGTTTTCAATTGCAACCGCGACACCCTCAATTGTTTTAGTGACTTCCGGTTGAATCGAAACCCAATTCTCCTTGTCTGCTACGGTCTTGCCTACCGCCTTGCCGAACAGCATGGAGCGTTGAGTCTTTTTAAACTCCGTCAGTTGATACGTTTCGGCTTTCGCCTTCGCATACTGAGGAGCAATCTCTTCTATCTTATCCAGATATTCCTCTACCATTTGATCCATAGTTTTCATAACTCGATTATACCATCATTAAATGCTTTGTCAAGTGTTCGCAGAATAAAGTTCTCCTGCCAGTCCATGAACGCCGCATCCCCTGAGTGCATCTGTGCGTGACATCTAAAACACAGCGGCATGGTTAACCAATCACTAGCCTTGTATCCCATACCACCTGACAGTGGAGCGGCTCGACCCTTTAGATGGTGGGCTACCACCGTACCATCCCTAACCTCACAACCAATACATGGCAGGGTGGCAACCCACTCAAGATAAGCCTTACTCTGTATCCGTTTTGACATACTCATTAATCAGAATGTTAGCATAGTGTACTATCTTTGTCAAATCTTCTAGCGGAGTTCCCTTCTTGTCATAGCGGGAAGCATACTTAACTATATTTCCCGCACAGAAATTGAGATTATTCCGCATGATGTACTCGATAGGCTCCACTTCCATCTTGTAATGATTAGGTGTTAGATTCCGCATACACCACTCAAGCATTGCTCTTCAGAGTTATCCTCATAGATCACCCCACGCTTCGCGTGAGCCTCCTCATAAGGCACTGAGGTAATAGGCTGACCACCCCTAGCACCGTCTGGATACACCGTCAGGCCGCGTAGACCGCCTGCGTAGTGACTTATGATACTGGCGAACTTCTCCACCTGATCCTCATTGTTAGTCTCTGTACCCCATGCAGGCATATTCAGAGTAGAACTGATAGCGTGATCCACATACTTCTGCAACTGGAACTGGAATTTAATCCGTCGCTCTGGGTCTGCCGCAAGATCAACAGCCGACTCGATGCTGTCTGGTTTTATTCCTGAGTCAATAAGTCCTTGCGCCGTGCCGTCCACGACAAATTGATGTTTCCATTTTGTTCCATCTGAAAGATAACGTCTACGGTATGCGACTGCGTAGATCGGCTCAACTCCAGAAGTAGTCCCCGCGAGTATGGAGATTGTTCCAGTTGGAGCAATTGCTCGATACCCTTTAGGGCGGTTAAGAAACAGTCTATCGCAATGCTCGTCGGCGGCTCGTTTACTTTCTCGTTCATAGACTTTCATCCATTCTTTAAGTTCATCAACCATCTCGTACCGATAGCCACGCTTCAGTAACCACTCATGCATACCCATCAGTCCGAGACCAATACGACTGTTCTTCTGTCTTGTCTCCCTTACCTTCTCATACGGAAGTTCCGCTCTAATAAGCCCACAAACCAAGAACTTACTAGCAAGCCGTACCACATCACGAAACTCATCAATGTTGTCGATATTAGCAAGATTAACACTACCGAGATTGCAAACATCCGAGTCATCCTCCGAAGTAATCTCAGTACATGCATTGCGTAGCGTTTCATTTTGTTTGTCTCCAAAGTTAAAGGAGAATCCCGGCTCACCCGTCATCATTGCCTGACGTACATTCTTTAGGAACGTCGGGTTCTTCTCACGCTTCAGATCATTCAACCATGAGTCATCGTAGTTCAGACTGATGTTCATCATGTCCAGTGGAGCGGGAAAGTTAAAGTCTGATTGCTTTAACTGCGCGATGTTAACATCACCAGCAGGCATATCATGCCAGTTCTTAGCCACCAGAAGATTGGTTGCATCCTCATGTCTCCAGTTTAGCGAACCGTACAGCGCGGATCGTCGTGATCCACCCTGCATGACGTTGCGTCCTACCTCATTCAAGGTGTACAAGAGAGGAATGGGGCCAGATGCCACGCCACCAGTGCGCCGTAGTTGGCGACCAGAGGGGCGACATAGGCTAACATCTACGCCTATGCCACCGCCGGTCATCAGGCAGGACATGGCCCGTTGTGTCACACCAGACCATTCTTCCCGCGTATCATCCTCTAGTCTGAGTAGATAACAGTTATTGTAGAACCGAGCCTCACGGCCTGCATACCAAAGGTATCGCCCACCGGGGAGAAACTTAAAGTCAGAAATTTTCTGTACCAGTTCATCCTGATCGGACTTATCCATCAGATTGTTTTTCTTACCATCGTAAGTACCGCAGACGTTATTGACTACGGTGTGCGCTTTGTCCTCCCAAGTTTCATATGGATTGCCAGCATACTTCTGCTTAAATATTGTCTCGCCTAGTTCAGTTCTAAATTTCATGCCGCTTTATTATACTCCTTTCTCCATTTCTCGATTTCTTTTCCGTACCGTTCTGCCATGATCTTATCATAGCCTTCCGGCGTGGCCCACTCTGCGGGATTTCGCCCACTGTCAAATGCTGAAGGATAGTAGAGATAGCGCCCAACGCCCCACAGGACTGCGGCTCTCTTCAGGGCATCACTAATACCCCCTTTGTCGCCTTCAATGTCAGTGTCACCCGCACCGTCAGACTTAGTAACCCATTTGTCTCCGATTCTGCACGACAGTTTACAGATCATTCTGCCGCCCAGATTTTCGTAGTGCGCCTGCCAACCGTCGATTCCGAACACATCATCAAGCCGGTTCATAACATCCCGCGCATCAATGTAAACCAAGTCTTTACCACCCTTGTAACCTTTACGCCACTTGTGCTGAGTGAAAGGTCGCTTGAGTGCTATCTCCAAGTGCTTCATAATTACTCCTTAATTAGTTTTTCGTGATATCCACCATCCGAATCATACCAGCCATGATACACGTTGTCAACAAGTTTTTTCCGGTGAATAACAAATGGTTTTTCTTCAGTGCCTTCACCCTCGATCATCTCATTCGCGTAGCCAAGATACTTGACAGGCGAAAAGAACTCATCCATAAATGAGCGATCAATCGGGTTCAGACGATTCATTAGTTGTCGCATTATAAACTCCTATAAAGTGTTTGGCATCCATCACTACCAAAGGTTCTAGTCGATTACGTTTTACGAATAGCAAAGGTTGATGGCCCTTTGCATTTGCTTTGGCTTGATTCCAAGCCGACCACAAATTCAGTCTTTCCACATTCTTGCACTCTATGCTGTATGGAAATATAGTTCTAGCGCGTGGAGAAAGTAATACATCTTCTCCGCCTGCTCCCATGCTAGTTGATCTAACATCGTCATCCTCTAGGTCAAAGGCATCAATTAACAGCGACCTTACCCACTGCTGAAGCCTTCTTCCCTTTTGTTTTCCTGATGATGTTTTCATGTGCAAAGTCCGCTAGCCCAGATTCTTGTAGTTTACCTGCGTCACCACCTTTGGCCGGTGTTGGCAGTAAACCTTTTGGTGTTAGTCCGCGAGTATAATAATTCATGGACGCCATGTCAAGTTTTAAATCCAAGTCCATTTCCGCGCCATCAAAATGCCTTGCTTTACAAAGACTTAGGTACGCTTGGTGATCCGGGTCATCATAGGTGCGACCCAAAATGATTACGTTGTCGGCTCTGTTAGTGATGTCTGCTGA